CTTCAAAAGACTTCTTGCCTACGTCATACACAGACAGGCTAGGCATGTCCCAATGATCTCCTAGATGAACGATAACATCAGGCTTAGTCTTGACAGCGTACTTACCAGCCCATTCTAAATGATCGAACGAGTTGTTGGGTTTGCATTGTGTGTCTGGAATAACTAAGTGTCTCATCTAACTAATCCTTTGTTGTAAGCATCTTGAATCTCTAAGAAGATTTTATTATAACTAGCTTCGTCTTCTTTAGTAACAGGACGCATATTAAATTCTTTAGTAACAAGAGTACCGTTCTTAATATACCTTAGTCTGTATGTAGTCATGTTGTTCTCTCCAGTAGTTGTAAGTAATAGACCGCATCTATAACTACCAATGGGTCTGTCTTGTTCTGCTTGATAACTAACACAGGTTCTCTATCATCAGGACAGTTGTCTTTAGCTTGAGCGTAGTAGTTATACACAGCTATTGACTCCCTTGACTTACACTCTACTGATATCTTGAGCTTGTCTCCTGCGGATTGAGAGAAGAGAATGTCCTCCCCTCCAGCACCCATGCTAGTTGATCTTACATCGGACCTGGAAAACGAGAATTGCTCAATAAGCTGATCTCTGAACCATTGCTGGAGCTTTCTACCTTTTGCTTTTGCGCTTTGGGTTTTAATGACTTTCTCCTTAAATCTAAAAACTTATCTAGTCTTACTTTCTTAATACTTTTAATCCATTGTTTTGGTATGTGTATCCGAGAGTTAGACTGGTCATGAGATATTACAGCCGCCAAGCAAATAGCATCTGCTGTCTCATCAACAATAAAACCAATACTAAGGCAGGGATGTACATCTACTTTTACTTCTGTTTCCCAACCACTATCAGACACAGCATCAACCCATTGGACATAACCTATTGTGAAATGTTTGGCGGTTTCCATAATTGATTCTCTTGTCTTCTTATCCATAACAACCTTCCACGTTCAGTTAGTTTATCAATATCTCCTTCATACTTTTCTAACACGGTTTCAAAAAACTGTTGCTCACCTACACAATCTTTAAGTATTTTCTCTGCTTTCTTAGGTCCAATACCTTTAAGTCCAGGAATATTATCAACGCGATCACCGGTTAGTATCTGCATGTAAAAGTTTTTTATAGCTTCTTCTTCTGTGACATGATAAAGGTCTTTCTTTACAAAGTTATAATGCCACCCCCTAATCATATCTAAGTCTTTATCAATAGACATGATGCAGCTTTTGTTTTCAGGTAGAGCATAAGCCGCAATACCTATAGCATCGTCTGCTTCTTGTCCTTCAATCAACTCAAAACACCATTTGCTCATGAGATAAGAGCGAAGTGTATCGTAATGTATAGGTCTTCTAACACCTTTACGATTAGCTTTATACTCTTGCTCAGTAGCTATGTCTTGTCTATAGTTAGACTTCCCTGTAATGAATCCAGTATATGAATCTATATTGTCCAGTTCTAACAAGTTTTGAACAAAATTACCCATACGTGCTATGGCGAACTTTTCATCTTCTGGATCATTAACAGAGAAGCCTACCCGATAAACAAGTATGTCTCCGTCAATGAGGGCTTTTGCCTTATTCATTGACTTAGACAAGTTACAAAGTCTCTGCTTCTTCTAACTCAGCAGGGCTAACACCAGTGTATTCAATTAAATCAGTAATGATTAACTTATTGATACCTGCTCCAACACCGTCTTTACCTCTAAAATTATAAGTGTAAGGACGTATCCAAGCCACTCCTTTAGAACCATTACCTACCTTAACATTAACAACTGAGCCGTCAGACATTTCAGTTTTGATAGGATAATTTTTAGATTTCGCTACGATAAAGAAACCTTTCTCATCCTTCTTCTTAACATCAATACCTGCTTCCTCAATTCTCTTTATTGCTTCTGGTGATAGGTTACACATGTCAACCTGATATCGCTCGGACATTTGGTTAGGTGTGTCTAAAAATGCCCACATAATATCACCTTTAACTTTAAAAGGACTTAGATCGAGTTTTGCCATTTACTTCTCCTTAGTGTGTTGTTGCCCAATTAGAACCAATTTTATACTCACCGTCGAGTGGACAACGTAGCCCTAGTGTGAGTCCTGCTTGCTGAATTGCCTGAACGCCTAACTGACCTACAGATTCAGCAAATTCTTTCGGTGTTTCAATTTGCCATTCGTCATGAACATTTGCAACAAACGAACCCACTATTTTACAGGATTTTATTTCCTGTGTCAAGTGTATTAAGGCTTGCTTCATAACTATTGCTCCTGCTCCTTGCAACAATGTATTAAGTGCGGCATGTTGTGATCTGATTATTAACCGCCTACCGTCCAAACCTGGCAACCAGTTTTTCTGAGCAAGTCTATTGACTTTCTCTTTTAGTTTATGTAACGCTGGTGTGTTCTTTAAGAAGCTGTCAATTAACTTCTTACCTTCTCGCTCACCTCCACCAACAATCTGTCCGATCTTAGCTGGACCAGCACCATACAGAAACGCATAAATAAACGTCTTGGCTTGATCCCTGTTAGTTAATCCTGCTGCTTGCATGTTAGCTGTATGAATGTCACCACTCAGTATCTCGTTGGTGTACTCATCGTCACGCATGTAGTGTGCAAGCATACGTAACTCAAGACCACTAGCATCTATCCCTACAAGTGCATTACCGTCCTCTACCGTCCAACACTCACGACACTCTTTACCAAACGGATTACCAACACGAGGTACTTGTGCTAGGTTAGGTTTGCTATGAGTCATGCGTCCTGTCACTGCTCCATTGGTGATGACCTTACAGTGAACCCTGTCGGAGTTATCCGCATGGTCAATCCATGATTCAACTTGAGCCACCCGTTTCTGTACAAGTAGGTACTCTGCAATGAGTTTAGCTTCAGGTAAGTCAATAGCTTGTAATACTTTCTCATCAACAATCACCGATCCTTTCTCTGTGTGTTTGGTAGGTTTCCAACCGAGAGATATTAACCTCTCTGCTATCTGCTTGCGTGAACCTGGATTGAACACTTCTACTTTATCTTTAAGACGTTTTCCAGTTTTCTCGCTGATGCGTTCAGTTACAATAGGTCTGAAAACTTCTTGTAATTCTTCCTCAATTTCTGCCAGTCTCTTCCTCCAGTCAACAAGAAGGAAGATTGCTTTCTTAACATCAAGCTTGAATCCGTTTTCTTCTTGTCGCTTAACCTCAATAGCCACTTTATGTTCGATAGAAACTGAGTCACCCCAATCCAATAGATCATTGCTAAGACGCTTATATAATGTTTCGGTAACGGAAACATCCTGTTTGCAATAGCTGACCATCTCTTCTGTAAGCCCACCGTCAAAGTCTTTAAAGTCATCCTTGTAGTTTCCTAGTCTGTGACCCCAAGCTCTTAATGAATGACCATTTTCGAGTATTGGATTTAACAATCTTGACATTACGAGTGTATCTTTTAACTGGTGTATATCGATATTCAAATTCCACTGCTTCTTCAATACTGGAGCATCGAAGCCTACGATGTTGTGACCAATCAAGATACTTTCTTCTGCCAGATAACTTTGTAATTTTTCTGCTTCCGTCCATACATTAACCTCCTTAGTCTCTAAGTCTTTAGTAACAGCGCACCAGATATGAGTGGCTGTACTGTTAGTCTCAACATCAATAATTATTTCTCTCATAACTCATCCTCATCGTGGCGTTGCACCATTCTACCATATTCTAAATCATATAGCAGCCGCCCAGCAGGTCCGGTAAGTCCAGAAAACCTGTTCTTTAGTATTCGGACATGGGTAGTGTGACGTTCCATAGAATCTGGGTGCTGACCGTTACGTTCTAGTCCTATGACAATATCACTCAACTGAGCTATAGAGCCAGAGCCGCGTAATTGTGACAAAGATGTGGCAGTGCCTTCTTCGTGACCTTTACCTTCAGGACGTTTAAGATGAGAAACAATGAATAAACAAATACCAGTTTCTTGGCAAAGCATCCTAAGCCTAGTCATTATCTCGTCTATTGCTTTACGTTCATCTCCCTCACCTTGTGCTGAAATTACTATGCTTATGTGATCCAAAAAAACATAACGAGTCTTCAAGGCTTTAGCCATATATTTCACACGATTCAAAATATTATCAGTGCTAGTAGAACCAAAGTGATCAAAAAGAAACAACCTGCCTGTTCCTAATGTAGCATCGAAGGATTCACGTAACAACTCAGGATCACACTCAACATCAGGTAAGTGTAAAGGTTTGTTAGCATGTAACGACATTAAAGACCTAGCTGTTTTCTTAGTTGACTCTTCCAGGAACATTAAACCTATGTTGTCTTCAGTATTATTCAAAACATGATAAACAATTTCTCTAACAAACTGAGATTTACCTAAACCTGAGCCAGCAGTAATCGTAACTAATTCACTATCTCTGACACCGTAAGTAAGTTTATTGATACCTGCAAAAGGATAATCAACTAGACTTTTCTCTATTGGTTTAGATACCTCATCCCAGAGCGACGCACCATCAACAATACCATCGGGGACAAATCTTTCTGCCGCCCACCAACACTCAAGAAACTTTTTCTCTTCTTGTTGTGCAAGAAAGTCACAAGCATCTTTCATGTTATCAGGGAACTTAACCATCTTAACTTTAGAACCAAACAACTCTGCTAACTGTTTAGCTGCTGCTTTACCTTGATCATCATTGTCCATGCAAACAACTATGTTTTCAAAGCTATCAAGCCACTCATAATGAGTCTGAGCATCGCTAATAGCACTAGCCGCACCATTACGAATAGAGACACAAGCATATTTACTGCCCATCATTTGATAGGCAGCCAAGCAATCATGCTCGCCCTCTACCAACGTTACAAAACGTGATGATCCTTTACCAAAAAGCTGCTGACCAAATAACCTAGCTCCTTTCCAGTCACCTGTGATCGAGAACTTCTTTTCTTTCACTCCACGCTTTTTGTAAGCAACAACCTTATCATCAGCATTTGTGTATGGAAACCAATACTCATTACCGTCAGAGACAACACCGTAAGTTTCACAAGTTGCTCTTGATATACCTCTTTCAACTATGGATCGAACCATAGCATCCTCTCCAGGAGGCTTAAAAGACGCTGTGCTGGCTTTCTTTTGAATATTTGATACATTACTCATGTTTACCTTTCCATCCTTGTGGTGAGCCTCTGAGTGGCTCTCCTTACAGACATAACACAACCAGCCCCAATCGTAATACGTCCTTCCATCTGACGAACCACAAGAACATGGTTGATGTGCTTTTAATTGTGTACCCATTGACGATCCTTTTAAAACGTGCTACCCTAAAAAACTAATTAGTTCTTATAAGATCTTATTAGAACTTATAACCATATAATAATAAATAACTAATTAATACTATTAAGAGATGTTTCGTCTTGATCTCTCATTCCTTTCAAACAATCCATCACTACTCTCTCTGGATATATCTGAAGTAAGTCAGCAAAATCACTTATGACAGAAAAAAAATGAGCTTCCTCCTCGGTATCTGCAAAGAACTGACCATCATCGTGTCCATCTCTATCATAATATTCGTCATCCATTATTCAAACTCCTCTTTAAAATCATTTGTAAAAGTCAAGCTATCAAAGTTAAGCTCTTTAACACCGTAATAAATCTCATCTGAAGCGTGTTTTAAATCTAAACGATCTATAACTGTGATTTCTTCTTCGACATCGTATAAACACTTGGAGCACATGTCAAGAAATTCATTTGTTTTTCCCGATCTTCTCGTAGATTCAAATGAGTTAAGTATCGAGTCGCATGATATACATCGCATAGTTCCATTCCTTTTTCGTTTTGTAATAAGTCTTTAATATTATCAAGAATATTTCCGTAAGTTGCTTCATTGTCAAACATGTCATCCTTCTCCTATGTTGTAATTAAAAGTAAGTGCTTTCCAAGAATGTGGGTAAAGTTTAGCACACTCTTTAGATATTTGTACAGCTATTTCTTCAGTTTCTTTCTGTGAGTCCTCAGACATTCGTAAATTACATACTCTTGAGAATGCAAACAGACTACCAGACCAAAACCATTCGGTCATCATGGATTGTGGCAAAACAGTCCTGGATTGTTCCTCACAGATACCCATTTTCAACATGTCTTGATATGCTGCGAGACAAGAACGATGTATTCTGTTCTGAATGTCCTTAGCTTCTTGATTGAAGGGCGATAGAAAACCTGACCCTTGCTTTTTATCTGCTGTAGCTGATCTAAAGCCTTCCTGAGCCGTCCAGAACTCTGGATCATAGTTGACATACCTTCGGCTAATTTCATTCCAACTCAGACCGATCTGATGCTTCTGGAGTTGTCTAGCAACAAAGATAGGTGCTTTGATTCTGAATTGCACAAAGCAGTGTGCGAAAGGTGACCAGTGATGATGCTTTGCCAAGTACTTAATCAAACCAAGATCACCTGTTTCTACTTTCATGTGTTGTTTATTAAATGAAACTCTAGCCGCATTTACTACGGTTAGATCGGAACCCATATTCTCTATTAACTCAACCTTCATAAAATTCCTCCGAGTCAATATAACCATCGATGTATTGTTTAATAAGCTCTACCTCAGACAAAGTATGAATAACGCCATCCTCTATCATTCTTGGATTAAGTTTACGATTAAAGAAAGAGTCTTCCTGACCGCATTGGAATGGTGACATATCTTTCATTAGTATAACCTCTCTACATCTGCAGTTGCGTCTGCGTGTTTGTGATCTAACATCCAATCGTTCATCGCTTCTTCTGCTGCTTCATACGTATCCCAGCCAGACTCTATACTACCGTCAATCGTGAAGAACCATTTACTTTCCTTCTTTATCTGGTCTATTTGATCACGATAATCATCAGCATTGGTAGGATCGTTTACAATCCAGGCTTTCAAATCTTCTATTTCTTTTGTTGCATCTAAATATAACATTTTTTTCTCCTTGTTTGTTAACCAGCACATGTATTACATCAAAAATAAACAATCATGTCAACCCCCCTAAACTTTTTATTTCAACAACAAGTTCTACCACTATATGTCATACACTTATTTTTAATCGTACCCATTACCCAGGAATATACACTAAACTTACATAAAACACTTGACAAAACTATTCCAGGTTTTTGAGGGTCGTGTGAGCGCATAGCAATTCAAAAAAATTTACCAGTAAAAACGGTTTTCAAAATCCAAACCTTTTTTTCAGAAAAGTTACACAAATTTACAAAATCAAAAATGTGGACAAGTCTGTGGATAACTTTATGCACCAATATAGTGCGTCTAAATGCAAATGAGAATCATTCTCGTTTAGTATGCACCAATATAGTGCGCTATCACGAATTGAGACAAAACGATTTTAAGAGCTTCTAAGCGGCTTAAAATTTAACCATAGTATTACCCCTTATAAATAATTTAAACGCCTTAGAACGCCTTAAAATGCGTTTAAATTTTGGTTTTATGATTGTTTTATTATGTTCTGTTAGTGTTACCAATTTATTACAGACAAAAAAATACCCGCCTAAGCGGGTAAAAGGTTTATTTCTTTTTTCATTAATCGCCAATAATTGGGCGGCTTGTCTTTTAGATATTTTTTGATGAAGTCTCGCGCGGCTTGTTCGTTTTCAAATTTAAGCGCGTTTAAGTAATTGCCGCGATTGCCTAAAACTTGAAGAACATAATCAAAACGCATATAACCCCCAAACCATATAAACCAATACCCCAATATGTATGAGAC